TCCTTCTTCATAGCAGAACATGTATTGTCTTCAACTTCTTGAACTACTTCTACAGGTTGTATCCTGACCTCGACCTCACATTTCTGAGGAAGATTATCTCTCGTATCATATAGTTCAATTAAGTCTTTCCCATTTAACTTTCGAAAAGAAAGTGTTTTATATATCATTTGAACACTAATGATATCAAAACTTTGAAGAAAATCAAATCAATAAACAGTTATAGATGAGTGCCACTTGTCAAACGCTTTTTATCAACAAACGTAATCCTCCGTGTCGTTATCCCGCATCATGGAGAAATAATGAAAACGGTACGCTTGTATGTCACTATCATAGCAATCCTTATGGATCTAGAACTGCTCTTAATGCATTTGGAAGTTTCAGTGATGAGACATTTGTTGTTGTGTTGAAAGCAAATCCTACTTTTACTCCAGATGAAGTCATCGATAAACTCTATGCCGAATGGAATAACATGAGTGATACTGATAAGAAACAATGGGAGGAGACTACAACAAAGTAGATAAATGTCTGATAATGCATTCATACGAATGCGTTATTCTTAGGTTTAATTGATATATTGTGCGTAGAATTCTTCCTTCGTGATGAGTCTGATCCCACTTGCTTGAGCCGTATTCACACTTGAGCTTTGAAAGTCTGCATTCTTTCTAATGACGAGATTCGTCTTTCCACTCGGTTTGTCCTGTATTTTCCCTCCAACCTTTGTCACTATGTCTGATATGTTAGCATCTCTGAATCCAGTCATTACTACATTGAGTCCTCGAAGCTCGTTGAGTCTAGCATCTCCCGAAGCTTCTACTTCTTGCACTGATAATGGTCTTGGTGGTTCAGCTATCTCGATGCTATCTGAGAGATCATTCATGAAAGCGATAAACTTGTGAAACTGCATAGCTGTCTGATTCGCGAAGACTCCTGCAAATCCATCAACTTGCAGAAATAGCAGTCTCATGGCATCTACATCATTTCTAGTCACCTCAGGCAAATCCATCAGATTCGGATACTTCACAAGCATTGCTTCGAATCTAGTTTGACCCAATCCTCGACCAAAGACTCCACTTCCAGCCATCAATATTGGCAATGTCATGTGAGGCAAGCGCTCCTTGATTGCGGCTGTAAACTTTTCGGAGTTCTTAGGACCTAAGAAAGCAATTTCTTCAGCTTTCATGTTAATCAACTTCTTCACAGATGTGATGCCAGCGTCATACATCTTGCCCATAGTTGTTTCTCCAATTCCTTTAGCTCCGATAGATGTCAAGAAGAAGTGCAAGCGCTTAACCCAGATCAGACGTTTCGCCATCAAGTATTCGTGCTCTTCATATCCATTTTCAGCTTCGAATTCAACTTCCTCAAAGTCTTCCATGACAACATCAACTCTAGTCGCATTCCAAACATATGGCAATGTTGGCATCTCAGGTTCTTCATCATCAGATGCCTTCAAGAACTTCACAACCTTCGGAATGACTCCACCAGATCTCGTTACCTCAATAATTGCTCCAGGTCCCAATACATTGTCAACGACATACTTTGCGTTATATGCACTTGCACGAGCTAGAGTAACACCTCCGACCTCTATAGGCTCGAAGATCAATGTAGGCTTAATATATCCATCCTTGCTAACGTTCCATTCCACTTTGATCACTGTAGTGACCTTGGTCAAGACGTCTAAAGGCTTCTTGAATGCTCTAGCATACTTTGGATTCTCTCCATGAGCTCTAACATATTCAGTATCATTGCATACAACCAATCCATCGATCTCATAGTCAATACCAGCAATATATGTATCATACAGAGAAGACAAGATATTATCATCAATGACTTCTAGAATCTCATGTCGTGCAACATTGTTTCCGAACTTGAGCTCCAGATATTCGAACTGTTCACTAGGCATCAGTTGTTCATCTTCAGGTATGATAAGTTCATATGCTACAAAGTCTACATCTTGAATGAACTCGATGTTGAGTGTTCCTGATCGAGATCCTGCAGCACGAGAACCAATCTTATTGACTAATCCCGCAACTGCATTTCTTGCATTACGATATTTTCCAGCTTCACCAGGAACGGTCCTATGATACTTCGCTCTAAAGACACTATCCTTCATGATGAGTTCTCCTCTGACCATGTATTCAGGATCAATCAGTTCTGGGAAACGCATGTGCTGCAATAGTTCGCTCAAATCTTGACCTTCACCATCTTTGCCTCTGGAATAGAGCTTATATTGTCCATCTTTCTTGAAATACAATGCAGATGCTCCGTCCATCTTAGCACTGATATTCCATGGTCCAGGATTTCTTGCAACCCAAGATCCGACTTCTCCAGTTCCTTCGTTAATCTTATCCATAGATCCCATCCACACGGGCAATGGAACGAGTCTTCCAACAGGTTTTGGTACATGTTCGAGTCCGTTACCAATGGCAACCTCTTCAGATCTATTACGATACATCTCCTTGGCATAGTCATAAACTCTATCCTCGAGAATCATCTCTGGGTCATCGATACTGTTATAATATGCGACTTCGGATTCTTCGAGGATAAGCTTCAGTTCCGGAAGTGGCATAGAGTCTGCTAGTCTGTGATTTTGATTAAGCTCTTGCATTTTGGAACGCTTTTTACCTCTTTTTGCAGACTCAATTTTAACTCGTTTTATTTCTGTAATTGTTTGCATGAACAGATCTCCTTGTGCCTTCGTGAACGGAATCCCAGAAATAGTAATAAGACTGTTTTTGTTCCCCGTATCTTGAACAGCAATAATCTTAGAAGAGTTCACTGTGGACATGTCTTCATCGACAACTATGATGATCTTCAAATCCTTTTGGAGACGAAATTTCTGTCCATTGATTGATGTAAAGTATTCATCATCAAAGCTTGACTTAGTTCCATAGAAATTCTTGTCCAAATGCAGCTTCTTGACGATCTGGACAAAGGTTTCAAATGTTATTCCTAACTCTTTGAGTATGGCTTTCATGAATATCATGCTAATGTTAAAGATAAAGAATCCACTTAGCCTTGCAATCTCATTCCGAGTAATGATATCCATCGTAACAAATTTAAAATAAAAATCTATAAAAATATAAGATCAATTTTAAGAACAAATTATGAACGTGCTTAACAATGATAAGAAGGGGACAGTTTAAATCGATCATTCGATATTGAAAATGAGTGGAAAGAGAGTAGATTTAGATGCAATTCAAGACGGTAAAAATTTCGAAAAGGCCAAACTCGTCATCCAAGACGTTGACATAGATGATGCCATTGCAGCAGATAAGTATAGTCAAGATCCAAATATCTTAGCTCCTTCAGAAAAACCCAAGACACCTCGCATACATGTACAAGATACAGGTATTGAAGATGCCATCTCACAACCTAGAGGAGACGATTCAGTCATTACAGTAACTACTGATAGTGCCAAACGTAATATCATAGCACCTGAAGGTAAATATTCGAGCAAAGATATTGCAAATGCTATTAAGAGTGCCATGAAGAGTCAACAGAGCGCTAAAGGTATGATATCAGTGCATAACAGTCAACAAGCAAGTATACCTTACATTAAACCACCTTCAGAAAATCCCGTTCATGTTGGGACTCCTGCACCATCACAAACCTTGATTGAGTCTGAAAGAGCTAAGCAAGAAGATTTGGAAGCTGCGGCAGATATGATGCCCAAGACTGATGCAGAGAAGCATGTCTTTTGGAAAACCAAACTTCAAACATTGCGAATGAGGTTCAGAGATATCACTATTCCAAAAGAAATTGCTGACTTGCATTGGAGAGAAGTTCGTAAGATCTACTACATGCAACTTGATCGTGTCTCAATCAACAAGAATGTAGACTCATATAAGTTGATCATGATTGTCATGTTCTTCATATTGGAATACATTGGAACTAGATTCATCAAAGTTGATATTGCAGGCTTCTCTGTTCATTCAATCAGATCAATGCATAGATATCAACAATTGTTGATCGAGCTTGGTGAGAAGGATTATTCATTCATTGGAGAGAACTGGCCTGTGGAAATACGACTTGGAATTCTAGTCTTTGTGAATGCTATTATCTTCGTCATTGCTAAAATGATCTTTAAGTATACCGGTCAAGACATGTCTGAAGAGTTCTTCAAATTGTATAACAACCTTGGCAATGAAACTGTAGAAATACCTGATGATGTAGGTATGGATGCTCCTGGACCTGGAGGAGGCGGTGATAATGGTATGATGGGTATTTTAGGCAATATTCTTGGAGCGTTCGGAGGTGGAGGTGGCGGCGGTGGTGGTGGAGGTATTAATCTTGGAGGTCTCTTCGGTGGAGGTAATACTAAGACTGACAAGGCTAAGACATCATCTCATAGTGGACCTGCTAGCGGAGCAGCCACTGAAGATGGAGAGTCGCGCGTTCCCCCTGCAAGATATAGACGCAAGAAAAAGAAAAATGCTGCTGCTGAGTAATAATTGAAATCATATGATGGAATATTTTCATCATATACAATTGAGCAGAATTTTTCTATCTTCACGTTAATTAAAAATGGATATTAATCAATGGTACGATCTTAAAGAGTTTCCACAATACTATGAAATTAACAAATTGGGTGAAATTAGACGCAAAAACTTTTCAGGCATTGCCTTGACGCCTAGTAAAGAAAAATATCCTAGAGTTTGCATGACACTAAATCATGGAGAAGTAAAAAGAGCCATTCATATTATGTTAGCAAAGCAATTTATTCCGAATCCGGAAAATAAGCCATTTGTTAATCATATTAATGGTAACAAATCTGATTATTCTTTGGACAATTTAGAATGGACTACTGCATCTGAAAATTGTCAACATGCATATGATACGGGTTTACATCCAAAAACTAGGAACGGTATTGCAGTAGAAGAACTCGATATAAATGATAATGTAATACATATTTTCTTAAGTTTAGAAAAAGCTGCCAATTCTGCAGGTCTAACGCGACCTGCATTGCAGTACAGATTTAAAAGTAAATCTAATTCAAAAGGAATAACGCAAATTAACGGAAGATTCTTTCGTTTGCAAAACCCCTTAGAAATTCAGAATGAAACGTGGATACCAACAAATACTGCAAACGAAGCAATAGACCAACAATATGTTATTTCAGATATGGGAAGAGTCAAAAATAGCAAAACTAACAGGATTATAAAGTCTAAAATTGGATCAGACGGTAGAGATTATCTATCTATAACTTTAAATTACAAGAATCATAATTTTACTTTATCAAGAATAGTATACTATTCTTTCAATAGATCTGCGGATCAAACAAAACAGATTGATCATATTGACAAAGATCCCCATAACAATAAACTCGATAATTTGCAACCTTTAAATCCTAAAGAGCATATGGTGAAAGATCATGGAATACCAATTCTGGGCATTCACCCTGATACATGCGAAGCAATTGCATTTAAAAGTGAAACATGTTTTATGAGAAGATTTAATATAGAACATAGAGGTGTTAAAAGAGCAATAGATTCGCAAACAAAATGTCAAGGATATCATTGGTTTTATCTAGACTCAATTGATGCTCGTGAATATCTCAAAGTTACAAATATGATAGTTGTCGAAGATTCAAAAGGAGAGCTTATCTTGCAATTGAGAAAATAAATGATAATGAAAACCGAATAAATGAGTGGTGGCTTATTTAGTTTGTTCAGAGAGGAAGAAGAAAGAAGGAAGAAAGCCTCTCACACTCATCAAGACGCAAAAGTTACTTTTGAAACACGTTTCTCTGAGCACGATGTAGCAAGAGATGGAGGATTTCCTGTTACAATAACATATATTACAGCAACACTTCCTGACCTTGAGAAAAAGAAATGACACATTGCAAACAATTGCAATGTGTTAAATGGATGCTTTTGAATTGAAGCTCGACAAACCTGTGAAAAGCATTCTTATCATATCATATCCAGTTTCACAAAAACTCATACTTGAGAAAAGATGTGTCGAACGTAGTTCAGAAGAAATTAATGCTATAGCATCATTATACAATGCTACTAAACCTCTTTCTGGCATATCAGACATAAATGATAGCACTATACTTTGGTCAAATGATGAAGAAGAGGTAACATTACATTCGAATATGACTGCTTCTATTTTGAATAAGAATCAACAACCTGATGGTGCGAGTAACTTTAGTCATATTCTTCTAGAATATGAAGAATATGATTATGACATACTTATAACATATGAAGATGGTACAGAAGAGGAGCGTACAATCAAACATTCATCTCATACCTTATGACATTATGAGCATTGTAGTTTTCAACAATATATTGATCAAGATCAGCGTTAACAAAATCTTCAATACTCGGATCTTTGATACTATCAAGCATTGGTCCGAATGTCAATCTTGGAAATAGGAAGGGATTTCTTTCTATTTGACTCTTAATGCCATCAACGTGATTGTTGTAGATATGACAATCAGCGATCATGATGACGAGTTCACCTGGAATCATGCCAACTATCTTAGCTATGATATGAACCAATGTAGCATAGCTTGCAATGTTGAATGGTACCCCTAAAGCCATATCACCACTACGCATGTTGACGAGACAGTTCAACACATATCGCTCTGCTTCCTTTGTTGTAGTGAATTGAAAACTCCAATGACATGGAGGAAGAGCCATTTCATCCAGTTGCTCTGGATTCCATGCAGACACAATCATTCGTCTATCATCAGGATTGGTCTTCAACATCTTAATGACAGCATTGAGTTGATCAATGCCTTCTTTTCCAGGAGCTCCATTCCAATGTCTCCATTGAAACCCATAGATCTTTCCTGTATCACCTGGATTGTAACCTTTGGCTTCAGTTAATCCTCTGGAATCTAGAAACTCACGTGAAGTGTTGCCATCCCATATATGGTTGTTATGTTGCACTAGATATTTCGTGTTTGTACAATTACCACTCAAGAACCATAGCAGTTCGGTCAATATCAACTTATATGAGATCCTTCTTGTTGTCAAGAGAGGTAACACCATACCTTCTCTGCTATACAGGTTGAATCTCAAGGTTTGTGCAAAAAGTTTTCTTGTCTGAATCTTTGTTCTGTTGCCACTGAGAGGTGCATTCATCAAAGCTTCAAGAAGTCTCAAGTATTGAAACTCCTCTTTGTTTGAGCATTCGAAGATATGCCTCAATGGAGATGAATAGACTGGAGTGATTTCTGTCATGCTTGAGATTCTTTCACATGGAAAGAATTGATCACATTGATGATCTTCGGGAATGTATGTCAAATAGAGCTTATCGAGAAGAGGATGCTCCATAGCAATTGTATATATCTCAGAACCTCCTATGACCCATACTTCATGGAAGCTTTTGCTTTTGCAAAATCTTAAGGCTTCATCAAAGTCATGCATAACATATGCATGTTCTAAATCTGTAAGACATGTATTTCTTGACAAAACAATGTTATGTCTATCTTTGAGACCTCCAGATGGAAGTGTCTTCCAAGTCTTATGACCCATGATAACAGCATTCATTCCCATGTTATTACCCTTAGTAACTCTTGCAAAATATTCTAAATCTATCTTGCCAAAGTTCCCATTTTTCCATGGTATATCACCATTTTTAGCGATACCGTTATTCTTTTCGAGTGCGACAATAACAGAAAACTTCATATTTCATTTGAAAGAATATCAAATCCGAGTTTTCATTATTGTATGTTTAAACTTGAAATGTTGTCTTTGAGAACATCATCATTATTGAAATTCTCAGAAAATAAGACAGTTCGATCTTTTGTTGAAATCTTGAAGAAAGATCAAACCTTGATCAACACTGCTAATGATGATTTTTGGACGTCTTATATGATGAAGTTTGGGAAGATTGGAAGATTAATATTATGGCAAAGAGGGGATGTTAAGACATCTCAAGAATGGTTGTGTCTTGTAGAATCCATTCTTAAAAATGAAGCAAGTATGTTTTGCTTTATGTATAACAATATACGCGATACAGTGGAAAAGAATGCAATAAGCGTTTTAGATATTCCTCGGAATGGTACCCAACTTTATCTTCCTATCAAATGTTCTATTTTAGGATACAAACCAACAGAATATACTTTTGGTTATCTATGTAAATTTTGGTGGATCATCAGAAAGTATCATGATAGAGATTGTAAAGATCAAGTACGTTTAATATTAACATCATCATTTGATGATATTTTGCTATCTACAACAGTTCAAAGAAGTAGCATGTATTTCTATTATTTGAAAAAGCTTTTGAATGTTTTGGAATATTCATATAACTTCAAAACCGAGACACTTGAGGATATGACAATAACATATCGTTCAGTTGATAAGGATTTACCGAAGATAAAATATCATCTATCGACAAGACATAGTTATGATTCTCTTTTAAGTTCTATAGAAGATGAATATTCGGATAGAAGTATGGAGTATCAAGTGGATATAAAACTAAAGTTATGCTTCGGTCCTTCGTTTCATGTCGAATATGGATTTAAGATTCATGAGATCATAATTTGAATGAGATGATTTTTAATCATCTCATAAATGGATAAGATATGGCTTGATATTCGCAACAAACACAAAAATTCAGTCGTACAAATTATGGCTATTAACGGTAAGTTTAACATACCTGAACCGTATTATCCAGTACGTGAAGTTGAAAGCAGAGGTTCTGGATTCTTCATTGATACTGATGGATATTTCCTTACAAATGCTCATGTTGTAACAGCACCTATCAGTCTGACATTTCGAACTGAAGTTACTGGAAATGAAATTCTACATGCTGATCTCATAGCCATATGTCATGCGAAGGATGTGGCTCTATTGAAAGCTAAACCTGAGTCAATAGCTAAGATCGGAAAAATCACGCCCTTTATGTTTGCTGATGATCATCAATGTAAGCAGACACAGAGAGTTGTTTGTATGGGATATCCTCTAGGCAAAGAACGAATTACTATTGCTTCAGGAGACATCACAGGTTACGATGCACCTAACCCAGAAGAATCTTCTGGTTCGCAATCATATATTCAAACTAATACTAGTGTTAATCCAGGTAGTAGTGGAGGTCCTATGGTAAATGCGGAAGGAAAAGTTGTAGGTATCATATCTGCTGGTATTCCTTCTGCTGAAGCTCAAAATACGAACTATGCTATTCCAAGTCGAGTCGTATTGAGTATTCTTCGAGAGCTCTTTTCAAGAGAAGGAACAAACAACCCTCTTGTATTCCCACCAAGGTTAGGCATGATATTTCAAAGAATTACATTGCAACATTTTGAGAGCATTGGTGTTAATAATGAAGAAGATCAAATAGGATTACGTATTACTGAACTCAGTCATCATTGTCCATATGATGCAGGTGAAGATGGAGTTGCTGTAGGTGATGTTCTTCAAGTCATTAAGTATGCTGATCCATATCATGAACCAATGACTTTTGAAGTCGACACATACAAATCTGGAGTATGCTATAGATGCAATGATGATCCAGACACATTCATTTTGATCACAAGGTTTGGTGATGTCAAGGTATATGGTCGTGATAATGAAGAGAAAGAGTTTACTCGTGATAGAAAGGTTGCTCTATCAGATGTTTTGGATACGATACCTTTTGGTACAACCTTAACGTTAGACTTATTAGATACGAAACCCGATGTTGAGGAAAAGAAGTTCACTGTGAAGGGTCCATTTAAATGCAAGGATGACAGTGGTATAAGAAAGTTATATCCTCCTTTTGATGAACTCGATTATGTCATCTTTGGAGGATGTGTTTGGATTCCTCTTTCGACAAATGTCATGGAGGTAGCAGGAACAACTAAGAACCTATGTCGTTTCTTACCTCATCATGAAAGAGATACACAACATATTATGTTGTCAAAGATATTCAGTGACAATGATACTGTTAACACTGAAGCATTAGAGGTCACAGAAATATTAACGTATGTGAATGATATTGAAGTTCAGACATTGGATGAATTTCGAGAACGATTGATTGAGGTTGTCAAAAGTGATATATATGTTAGTTTAGTTACTAATATGGACAAGGAGATAGTTTTGAATGTAAAAAAGGCTTTGGAACAAGACAAGGCTATACATAAGAAGTTCTCTATTCGACCTTCGGATTTCAGTGAAGAACTTTGGAGCTACTTGTGAACTCTAAATGAAAATCAATATCATAATAGAAATATCACTAAATGCAAAATCAAGATGGTGTCGTACAATTAGTAGAAGGTGTACATGTCATTATGTTCACCTTACACGGAGTATTTCCTGATCAATTAGAAATGAAAGAATCTGCATCGAAGTTTGTGACACGAGGAACTCGTAAAAAGAAACAGATACCACAACTTCAAACTCATCATGATCATTCAGGGAGAAAATTCAAGGTTGCCTATACAGGTAATACAAGCTTCATATCGGATGTTACTAATAAGACTCAGAAATGTTTCAATGATCATGACTATTTCGATGATCCTCCGGTATGTGTACCTTTGTCATATGAAATCATTGATGGTGTTCATGTTTTCAAAGGTGTCAAGTCCTTTTGTTCGCTTGAATGTATGTTTGCGTTGTTATTAGAGTTGGAAAAGATGGAACCGAGGTTGAGACCTTTCTGGTTAGATATTGCATTTCAAAACACTTACATAGCATTCAAATTGATGTACCCTAATGAAAAGATAATTACACCTGCTGGTAGTTTTGAACTCTTACGTGAATATGGAGGAGTTTACACAATTGAAGAGTTTAGAAAAGAGTTTTCAAATAAACGACACCTTAAAACACCAAACGTCCGTTTTCAACAAGGTACAGAATCCTTCCTTGTGCAATAATGGAGCTTCATCCAGCATTCATGATCTTGTTTCTTTTGGCTTTGGCTAGAAGAACTTGGAGACTGAATAAGACTACTATAGTCGTACAATTATTGTCCAAACTCTTAGAGTCGAAGGAATCTTTGTCCAAGGGTTCCAGAACAGCATCAAACACATATCTCATTCCATTTGCACATCAAGACTCGAAGTATAAGCTTGTCATGCCAAACACTCGTAAACATAGAATGCGATGGACAAAATGTACTTCAATAATGTTAGATGGGTCACAAAAAGATGTGACTACTGAGATTGAAGAAATGGCAGGACCATACAAAGATTTCTTCGGATTGCACAAGTTATACAAACCACATGAACTTATTCGTGACAGTGTGAAACTTGTTTTCTTTGATAAGAAGCAAAAGACAGTTCTATGTATAAGTGAAGAGATAGAGTTCAAGCCTATTGAGGTTATCACTCTTCAACCACAACCTGGAGTCGAGTACACAGAACTCGAGTTCAATGACGAATAATTCAATGTTAAGATTAACATCGAATAATCATTCGGGCTTTTTGTCTTCATGAGGAAGTGAAGAGACCTCCTCCTTTCCTTTCTCAGGAATAGGAATTGGTTCTTCTTCTGATGCTAAAGGTACAGTAGCAACAACTTCTTCTTCAACTGTCAAGAGTTCTGGAATTTCTTGTTCCAAAGGTTCTTCAACAGCTTTACTCTTTTCCTTATATTGACGTGCGAATCTTGGATATTTTCTATCTAAGGTGATTCTACGCTTTGTAGCATCGACGAGCTTCTTCTTGAGCTTCTTGAGTTCACGTTCTTGATTGTTAATATAAGATCTCAATGAGAGCTCTGTATTCTTGACTGTAGCATAATGATCAAAAGTATTCTCAGATACGACCATATTCTGTTCTGCTTCCTTTTGAAGAGCATCGAATCTCTTGTCAATGTTATCTTTTTCTTTCTTCTTTGCTTGGAAGAGTTTCTCACGTTCTTGAGTAACATTCTTTTGCAACTCAGTGTTATAGATCTCTTTGTCGTCCTTTGGGTCTCCTCCAGCTCGAAGATATTTGTATTGTCCTGTAGGACAAATCCTAATGAATGGTATCTCAATTTCTAATTGTCCGCTCTCAAACATGGCTTGGATAACCTTATCACATTCCTCTTCTGAGGGTGCAGTGCATAGAATCTTTATGATTCCAGCTGTACCATTCTTTATTTCAGGGAATAGAAGATATGTGTAAGCACAGTAAATTTGTGTTGGTAAAGGTTGACTAGGCTTAAGATCCTTGTGTGTAAAACCTCCCTTTTGAATTTTTGATGGATTTGCGTCCATCTCAATTTCTTCTTTTTGTCAAATGATTTAGGATTTTTTCTATTTTTTAGACTATCAAAAGAAGAAATGAAGGCCATCACATGGAAATGTTTGACACCTGAACAATGTAAGTTGTTCAATGTGCCAGAGGAGCTGAGGAAGCTCATTGGCATCGCTGATTATCGTAAGGTCGAAGGAGGAGATCTCTATCTGCTTAAACCAAAAGCAGACTATCGAGATGAGTACATTGACATGATGCTCCAGAAACTGGGACCTGCTGTACTGCCGGCTCAGATTGTTCAGATTAAGTCTGAGCCAAACATTCTGGACATTTACGATAACGGTGTGGCATACCTTGTGTCCGGTCCTGAAAATTCTCAAGTTGCGAAGATGGTTAGACATCTTCATGATTTTACACGTGAAGAGATTCTTCACCCTAACCTTATTGAACACTATTTTACAAAGACCAAGCTTGGACCTTTTCGAGAATGGAAGGAAGGGACAACATTCAGTATCATGCGTTTCGGAAATGAGATATTCTACAGTACAAAGAGTCGCTTAGATTCTTCTCGTTCGAGACCAGTTCAAGATCAAAACTGTCCTTTCATCAAAGATAGCATCATTGAAGCATTTCAACATGCAAAAGTCGATCCAGCTTCCATTGCATTTCCTGGAAAGTGTCATTCTTTTGTCTTGCGTTATAAGTGGAATCAGCTTACACATAGTGAGGTCATTGAGCATCCTGTAATCATGCACATTGGATCATATGACTATTCTGGCGAATATAAGCCTATTGAAGATGAGATTGAAGGAGTTCTTCAATCACCAGTTCTCTCGACTGAAGAAGCGATTGAGATTGTTCGAAAGGGAGGCATTGTCATGACATGTCATCCTTTCAAAAACATTAAGATCATGAGTGAAGAGACTGCAAGTCTCTATCAATGCTTGAGTAGAGCATCAAATAGTCCTCTCGTAGAATACTTTACGTTGTATGCTCAAAATCGAGCAAAAGCTGAGAAGCTTATTACAATGCTTCCAAAGCAATCATCGGATAAGATTACATCATTTCTTGCTGAGCTTCCTGTTAATCTTGAAAAGGTAGTTAAATATGTCTATGATTGTGTACAACTGCAAGTTTTGTTGACAAAGAAGATTGCGAGTGAGAAGAAGGAGAAAGCGAATGCTGACAGTGAGGAAGATGTTCAAGAAGAACAAAAAAAGAAAGCATATCATCCTATGGTTCGAGATGACAAGAACATCAAGAATGTAATTAGAGCTCTGACTACAGCATACTACGCAACTCGTAGCAATAGCAGTAAGACTAAGAAGGGAGACAAATATTATTGGGGAGGTTCGCAACAAGAGGAAGAGATCAACGAGAAAGAATTCATTCGTTCATATATCGAGAAGTTGAGAATCACAGATGGTAATATCTTTTATTGTCTTATTCGAGATTGTCTGAAGTATGCTAAGCAAGAAGAAATTCGTAGAGAACGTGTTGGAGGAGTAGGAGGAGCTAATTTGGGATCGACTATTGCTGGATCATTGACAATTATCACTGAAGAAGAGAAGGATAAGATGAAGAAGAAAGGAAAAAAGGAAGTTAAAGAGGATCCTAAGAGTTGGATTGACGTAGTTGAAGATGCAGAAAAAGAGGAAAAGTAAAAACTAAAGTAAATGGATTTATCAACGCGTGCCATGATCATTATAGCAATCATAATCGTCGTGATTGCGGTTATTGTCATACTCGGAGCTAACAGTAACAATGCTAGATCTGGAAAGGAACAAAAGCGTAGGTGGAGACTTCACGAAGCCTTTAATGATGATGGCGAAGCTGAAGATAAGGAGGAAGAGGAAGAAGCTGAGGCTGAGATTGATAATGAAGTAAGAGAAAAAGAAACTTTGTAAATGATAATTATTTGTTTAAAAACATATAAAACTAAATGGATATTGACAATTCTGAAGTTGCTCAATTAGAATCATATGCTCAAAAGTCTTTGGGACTTCTTGGATTTGATTCATCGAGCGAATGGTTCGTAATCATACCTTCACCTTACACATTAGAATCACTTCAAAAAGAGTATGATTTGACATATTACCAAATGAAAAGCGTCATTAAGAAAAGTGAAGCTCGTCTCAATATGGAAGCATTAAAAGACCAACAACATGTTGAAGGTCAGATCACTGTATATTCAGGTAAGACTTTTCATTTTGATCTGCAAAACATGAAATTGGGTGATCTTAATATATTGAGGAGAGTCGATTATATGAGTCTAACAATTCTATTAGTGGATGGATTTCTATTAACACCAGAGGAAACTGATGCATTTATAGCATTACTAGAAGATGAACCAAGAGGAACAATCGATTGGGAGAACGCAAATGAATATGTATTCAGTGATGGTTCAGTTAAATCTCCAGGTACATTAGTTCCATTTATAAGTGAAGAGTTTCTAGACGAGTTTCCAGATGATGGTAGTGTTGGCTTTGGTGATGTTTTTGAAAGAATGGATGAGTTTAAGAATGCTGATTATGAAGGATTTTACACATGCGTCTGTTCTAATCATATAGGTGCCATAAAGAGAAGATGGATTAAGAACGATGAAAGATTGGAATACTTTTTTGCGAATGAAGATGGATTAGGTGAACATGGTTATACAGTCTTATATTCAAATGGTGTATCATTCTTGATTGTAGGTGTACTCGGAGGTCATCCATTCATTTATACGAACGAATTTGAATATAATAATTCGCATGGTAGCACATCAGAGGATGAATTCGATTATAACATGACATTGTCTGAAATCATTGATGCTGTCAAAAAAGCAGCTCATGAATATCTTGAATAAATGATATTATATGTTTATAAACATATAATACTAAACCATGGAAGAACCTATTGCTAAATCGATATTTGATGATAAATTGGAACTATCTAGTCCTATTGTATCATTATTGAAATATGATTTGACAATATATATTGAAAACAATCCTGAGCATATTTCCAGATACTTACTCGTTATTGAGTATATTATAAAGAATCCTGAAAGGAATATCTTCGTTTGGACTTGTCCAGAAGATAAGAGATATTACAAAATTAGTGGATTATCACACGATATTACAAATATGAGCAACCAAGAAATTCACAAGGAAATACTTGTTAATACAGAACTTGAAGAAGACATGAATCGTCATTTGGTTGATTCAAAGAGTTGGCGTATATCAGAAGAAGATGTTAAAACAATCTTCCTTGAAGAACAAGGCATCGAGTTGATTAGAAATCCCGAGAATCCTCTAAACAAGTTTCCTTGGTATAATAGACTTCTGATGTTAATTAATATTGACTCTGAATAATTATACATTTTCTGTTCAAAAAGAACAGAAAATGCAACCAAGTATCGAGATCAGTGAAGCTCAGATAATGCAGCATCTTCCTCATTCACAAGCATATGCAATCAATACTACTGATATTGTGAAGAAGATTTTGGGAGGAAAGAAGTGGGAACAAGGTCTTAAGTCTATCGTGAATAAGCATTTGTATGCTCTCGAGAAGAAAAAGGAAGTAGCAAAGATTGATGGTACTCCTCCATTATGGTATAGGGTAGCAACAATTGTTGTTGAAGTCGCAAATGATGATAATGAAGTGAAGCATGATATGACATATGTCTATGTTGATGTAGACAATACTCATTGTCTACAAGAAGTAGTTCAATATGCTAGTAGTGAAGTGAATGTTGTAGCATATGCTTCACCTGCATACAATCATTTCATTCCAGAAGTTGGAACACCGCATGTTCTATTTGAGAAGTTGAGTTCGGACTTGGGAGGAAGAGATGCAGCAGATGTCATGTTTTGCATGCATATGAGTACGACATGTATAAAGAACAGAGATCCACTTTTCCCACAGCAAAACATTTCGAACATTACTTTTATCATTGCTTCAAAGGATAAGTCGTTGAGTACAGCAGGAAGGATGCATGCGTACAAGTATGGTGTGAAATCAATTACTGTGACTGATGGCTGGGAGGATTTGAGGACATATCTTGAATGAAGTAAACACACATTGCAATTAATTGCAATGTGTAAAAAGTATTTGGAGTGTAAATGGGTTCGGAATACAGCGTCTTTTCGAATGAGGACAATACTCGAACTCGTCGAGTTTCAGTGAACACTCGAATCATACATGATCATCATCTCAGAGAGACTATGGAACTTATGCAAGGTCTTTGTGATTCTAAAGGCGGATATTTCTATGAAGATAAGAAGTCGAAGTCAATATTCAAGTTCGATCAAGGTGGAGAGAGTGCTGATAAGTTATGGGAAGCAGAAGTAACTGGAGGGCTCAGAACAACATCTAGTTATACTCATTCATTAAAGAGTGTTATTGATATTATTACTATAAAAGAAGATGTGATGCCTGTAGGAAGTTTCAAATACAATGTTCATAAGTATCCAGGAGATATTGACATTTTTGAGCATTTGAATGTTTGTTGTTGTGTTGATGATGCTAAGAATGTAGCAACTAAGAGAATACAAGGTATCATCCAAAAGCTTCGCTCTGCAACAGATGTATATTTCGGAGACTTCAAAACTGGCGAAGATCGAAGATTTGATATTAATGTTGGTCACTGGGACGGAGAAGATCTTGTAGATTATGATTCATCAAGAATTCGTTCGGATGTGAATTCTCTATATCAACAAGGATTGATATCAAAGGATGAGTTTGATGAGTTCTTGGAAATCTTAAAGGACAATCCAAACGAAGAAGAATGGAAGTCAACACAAGAGTTCTTGAAAGAATTCAAGACATTGAGATGGACTGCTGAAGAATTATCTCAAGGATATAAAATACTCCCTGGAAATCTTCGTATAACATTAGGTGATGCTTTGAATCATCAGACATTAGTTAAGATAGATCTATGGGCTAGAATTAATGATAAATATACTGAGGTGACTAACTTTTTTCTCATTGCTGCTGTTAATAGCAATGGTAAGCGTGTCGCGCTCTTGACTCAAGAATTGCCTGATTATGTTTTGAGTATTTCACGTGATGTTGTATTCTATAGTGAACCTGAACATCGCAAGACTCTGAAAGCATTGAAAAGGTTATGGTCACTCTCTCTTTTCAAAGGAGATCTAAAGCTTGCTGAAAGGATATCACCTCTGTTTTCAACAAATGGTGCCGCATTGAATCAACTAACAGGTGAAGCAGAAGTCTTGTCATTGATGTTGAAAAAACTCGACAATCCTCCATTGAATAACATTATCATACAACTTGACGCATTCAAACCTCGTATAGATCAATTGAGTACTCTACCAAATGAAAATCAAAAAATTTATGAAGCAGTTGATAGTGTTGTCAATGTTTACTATGATCATCCAAATTCTTTCGATAGGTTTCAAGCATCAGAAACTATTGCAAATATTCAAAAGATGATTGCAAATCTTGTTGAAAATATGATTAGTATTGATGCGAGAAAGGCTGGCTTTGAGAATCCGGGAGACTATGTCTAACAATACATTGCAATCAGTTGCAATGTATGATGTTTACTTTGGCAAGTGAGCCTCGATCTTCTTCAGATCACGAAGGTTTCCCTTGAAGGTTTTGCCAGTCTTGTTGTAGGTGAATCCTGCAGCCTTCATGATAGTCTCCAACTTCTCGAAGTCGCCCTCAGGAGCAATCACTGTGCCTGACAGTTCAAGAATGTAGTGAGTCTTGGGATCGCAAAGACCGGACTCGCCTGGCTTCAGTCCGAGATGCTTCTCGACCTCTGCTAGGTGTTCCCTGAGGAATGCGTAGCGCTTTTGCCCGGGAGAGTACGATCCTCCGAGCTTGGCAATCCATGCTCCGCGGAGACCTTGTGGAATAGCAACGAAAAACTGTATGTTTCCAGTAGCAAGACGAAACCTAGGACCTTGATCTTCCTCTGTTGCTGGGACGGCGGCTGAGGGAGCAACTGCAGGAGTAGCCATCTTCTGTTTTAGCTTCGATTGAAAATAATGTTAAAAGTCAGTTTTCTACTGGGTATCTTAGTAGTGTTGAACCTAATTCATGGATATTCTTGACAATTGAAATTAAAATTAAGGTACATATTCATATAAAATGTCAACTGAACTGCAAATACTGGTCATAGGCGATCCTCATTTTCGTTCGAGATACATAAGAACAGTCGACGACTTTACAACACAGGTATTAGATCTCATAAAAGCTAGAAATCCTGACATGATTGTCGTTTTAGGGGATACTCTTCATGATCATGAAACTGCAAATATTGAATGTCAACCTCGCGCAGTTGATTGGTTCATCGAAATGTCAAAGCATGCACACGTTGTAGTTCTAATTGGTAATCATGAGAGACCTAACAATAGTGACTTCTTAACAAATCGACATTTCTTTAGAGGTATAGGAAGAGAACGTCTCTTAATTGTTGACAAACCTGAATCCTTGACTATTACAAAGAAGGGTAAGGATCATAGACTTGTCTTTGTTCCTTATGTTCCTCCAGGACGCTTTAATGAAGCATTGAGCAAATTGGAGGTCCCTATTACTTCTGTCAAACCATTGGCAATATTCGCACACCAAGAATTCAAAGGATGTCAAATGGGTATCATCAAGAGCGTCGAAGGTGATGAATGGCCACAAGATGCACCTTTGGTCATCTCTGGTCATATTCACGAGCATGAAATATTGGGAGGTAATATCATTTATGTTGGGACACCATATCAGACAACTTATGCTGAAAAGGATGAAAAGGGTGTTTATATTTTTCAACTTGGGGGAGTTCAATTGGGTGTGAAGAGGGTTCATTTGAAGTTACGTATCAAGTTGAATGTGAACTTAACTCCAGTTGAGTTTGCAACATTTGAAATCACTAATCCCAATGCTGATTGGAGAATTAGAATACAGGGACCTCAAGAAGCAGTTGATGCAGTCAAATATTCCAACAAATACAAAGAATGGAAAGCTAAGCCCAACATCAAGATTCAAATCGTACCTATACTTGCTACACCCGATATCAAACCAAACTTTGCGAAGAAGAACTTCGTTGATGCTTTAGCAGATGAAATAGTGTCTCAAAAGCCGCATTTGAAGATCTTGTGTCAAGAAATGATTGACTCTGTCAAGTGAAATGATACCTTAAATCTTCGTATACGAAGATTTAAAATGGAAGAAATACTTCGTGAGTTACATGCTGGTGAGCAAAGAGAAGTAGAGAAATGGCGTCAAAGCTTTATTGATCAGATCAATGAAGCGATGAGTAATGCCCGAGATCTAGAAACTAAAGTGAAGATCTTATGCAATGTTACGGCAAAAATATTTATGGAACGAAGAGATTGGTTGATGATAACACCACATCAACTTGAAATTGTGGAAGCTGTAGTTACAGATCATTGGAATGGAATCAAAGAAGTTGTTACACGAGAATTGCGTGAAGTTCATCTTAATAGATCTGTGGCGAATGCAGATGGTGAAACTGCAAATGGTTTCTATAGCCTTGCGGATAAGATTCTGCCATTGAATTGATAAATAGGATTTTTATGAGTGTAGCAAACATGCTCTTACATGAATTATTATGTAAGGGCCATTATTTTAGTGGTAGAATAGGAGACTTCTAATCTCTTGACCCGATTTCGATTATCGGATGGCCTTCATTTGAGTTCTAATGGAACTCAAATGTATTCATCATTTGCAACACAATTTGATACTAGAATTTCAGTACTTCTACAAAGGTTGATTTCATGATGGATTTCATGATTATAAGTTTGAGGATTAAATTGATTATAAAAAATTTTTATAATTTGTTCATATTTAAACCTAAAAATGGAACCAGAAAATGTCCTGCATATAACTTCATTATCTGATCTTTTAGAGACGTACCCAGATATCGATGACGAAACATTTGCAGGAGAGATAGCTGCTAAATACGAATTCTCGTCACTAGTTACAGATCAACCTCCAGCTCCTGGTAGAAATTATCCACATCAAGATATTTTGTTGCGGATCTTCTCGAGGCATACACCTTACAAAGAATGTATGGTTATCTGGAGAACGGGAAGTGGCAAAACTAGAGCTATATTACAGATATTAGCATCATTTGTTGACTATCCTCAGAAGTTCGGAACATTTGAGAATGATCAAAGAGTCCTTGTCATCGCCAGGGCCTCAGTCATATCTGTCTGGCCAGACGAAATGGCTCAAATGCCTGAATATGCAACTAAAGCATTGCGCGAAGGAGCAGAATTCAATACTTCAAGTAGTAAAAGATCCGCTATAACTAAGGCTGTCAAAAGATATGCAGACATCAAGAAGCTAGACAAATTCGCTAATGAACTCGAACTTATGAGTGATGATGCTATAGTTAGTAAATATTCCAGAGCAGCCATAATCATAGATGAAGCTCACGTTCTTAGAACTACCATTGAACCTAAATATGATGAAAAAGGTATTATTCGCGATCTTGAAGGTCCCGGACGTGAGAATAAGAAAGCATATGTTCAAATCAGGCGTCTCATGCAATTGGTCAAAGGTTGCATCAAGATCATTCTCACTGCAACTCCAATGCCAGATAAGCCTGAAGAATTGGTTTCAATAGCATCACTCATCTTGCCAGAAGATAAGCAGATGAATCTCACTGATTTCAAGAATGCATTCAATGCCAATGATGGAGGTCAACAATTGAAAGAATATCTCGAATATCATCTTCGCGGAAGAGTATCATATGTCAAACCTAAACTCGGATCTGTTCCATTCTTGAAGCAAGGTGTAAAATTGTCAAGAAACGTAGATGGTCATATAGTTGAGACAAAATTCCAAATCGTGAACTGTGTTATGAGTGAAGAACAAACACGTGTATACAAGAAGCATGAGGGTAATGAAGTAAATGATGTTGTCGAAGGTGAATTCTTTGGTGAAGGAGAACTTGAAGAAATAGACGAAGAGAATGAGAAAGGAGAAGCTTTCTATCGAGAAAGTAGAAGAGCTGCTAATTATGTCATCTTCAGTTGGACTAATGTGCCTCCGCCGAAGCATCGAAATGATACTGCTAGTGAGTTCGAACACTTTGTTGATCCTCAAAATCCAGATGCAAGTCGACCAAATGGAGTCTTCGAAGTCACTCCTCCTCTTCATAAAACTGCAGCAGAACGTGAAGCTACAAAACAACGCAAAGTTCAAGAGAAACGTGAACGCGAACAAGCTAAACTTGAAGCTGATCTTAATAATGCTAAGTATATTAGACCACCATCATCTCACGTCAATGAGGTTCATACTTTCAAATTCTTTTGGAATTATAATCAGCAACTTCCTACACTTGGATTGGAACCTAGACCTAACAAACTTCAGTTCGGACAAGCTTTACCAAAGCATAGATTAGAACTCATACGTAGAATGTCTGCAAAAGCTTATTTCATTATTTGTCATGTACACAATCAAAATAACATTGTAAGAGGAAGAGGACAGCCTTATAACCCAAAGGAAGGTTGGACATTCGAAGGTGAAGGTGAAGTAACCTTTGTATATCACTCTCTTGTGAGAGCTGGAGGATGTATTCCTTTAGGAGTTATGTTCGAATATGTTGGATATGATAGATATGAAGGAACAGATGATATTTTCTCTGTATCTCAACTTGCTGACAAACCAAGATATGCCTATATGACTGGGTTTCCTGGAAGCACAGATGGTAGAAACAAGAACATCAAAGACGTCCTAAATACATTCGAGAATCGCTTTGGTGCTAAGATCATTGTCAATATAGCTTCAGATGTTGCTTCAACTGGTCTCTCATTTGTCAACTTCAGAAAGTTCATTCATTTGGGTCCATCTTTTCGCATGTATCGTCAAGCAAGAGGTCGTACAGTGCGCTTGGATTCACATCAAATGTTTTCGCGAGCTGATCAAAAATGGGTGAAGACTTATTTCTTAGCAGCTATGACTTATAATAACAACCAAACTATTGATCATAAGATCTGGTTTGATATTGTACAAAAAGAACAACGCATTCGTATTCCTGAAAGAATTCTCAAGCAGATTGCATTCGACTGCTCATTGAATACTCTACAAGGTAACCAATGTATCGGGAGCTCAGTTGATGTTTATGGATCACCTCTTCCGCGTATTCCCACTGATTTCTCGACATATCATCTTCATTGGGCTGCAAGAGAGTTTGATATCATTGACAATAATATGAGAAAGCTCTTCAAAGTCAAGAGTAGTTTCACATTAGACGAGATCATTGTTCTTCTCAACAATCACAATCCTCAAACTATTGTATGGGCTTTGGTTGCTATGCTTGGCAGAAGAGAAGTCTTCTTAGATCGTTTGGGTTATAGTAAGATATTGCGTGAGAATAAAGGCATATATTATCTATCTGATGTCATGCCCGCAGTCAGAATTCTAGGAGGATCTCGTGAAAAGGAACTCTTAGCACCAGATACACATAATGCTCTGAGTGTATATTATGAAAGAACAACTGTGATTAACAATAACGAACAGTTTATGCAAGTTTCAAGAAACACCATTCGCGAAAATAGTCAGATGTTCGATAATTTTGATGATTTTAGAGAGCGATGGCTTATTACTACAGCACCTTTAGGCTTCGCAGGTCAAGTCAAAGCAGAATTACTTGAAAGAGCTCTCTTGAGAAAGAAGCTTTCGCAATATGAAGAAGTTAATCAAGCCATTTCGTATTTCATATTAGAAGAATTTGATCCATGTTGGATGATGATCAACGGATGTATTTTTCACTATTATGAAGCTATGAGACCGCACTCGACACAAGGCAAATATCATGCAAATCGTAACTCTTTACCAGATGACGCAGTTATTAGAGTTGTATGTCAAGGAGAGAGTGATTTCAAAAGAGCAGGTTCTATCATAATGGCACCATTTATCAGTGCTGTCAATACGAAATGGTCTGGAGATATAGTTCGTATCTTTCAGAAGTTTTCTCGATATATTGGACAAGATCATCCATCGAGAATTGAAATGATTTTCATTGGTATTTGGAATCGAGGTGCTGATTCCGGGTTCAGAATCAATACATTATCTGTCAAAATGCGAAAAGGAGGTATCGCGATTGATAAGAGAGGATCCAAAGGTAGATCATATACAACAACTGATGAAGGAATCTTCATTGACTGTCTCTTCGCTTTGGGTATAGAAAACACGATCACTGTTGACTTTGATAGACGTTTGTTAAACAATGTTGACAGATTGCGAGAAAGAGTAATTGCATTGTTTGCTGGGTCTAAGATAAGAAATCACAACATATATGATTGGCCCGTAGAAAGATTGAAATTCTATTACAAATGGATGCCCGAGCACCTCAGTGGCAGAGCGATTAATGCTGTTGAGAGATATGGCGATGATGACGTATATGCTATGCGTCACTTCGTACAGATGACAGACAATACTGCTAAGGCACATTGGGCTAGAGAGATCTTCTTCCATATCAAGCGATTGGGATTATTGCAAATCAAGTAATACGAGATGTTTCATCTTTTTAATAAAAAGATGAAGTGATTAATCTACTGTCTCAGACTTTACAGGAGGTATACCATAGATTATGAGTCCACCTATAAGACAAGGATTCATTGTTGCCCTCGGATAAACATCTTTAGGAATATGATCGAAACAATAGTCTTCTGACCATTTTGTTTTACTGTTACATGTTTTGCATGTATATTCCTTTTCCATTTTAGTCTGTGAAATGATTCTGATAAAGAATCATTTCGTTAGGTTGAGTTAATTATTTGTGATTAGCTGATACGAATTTTCTATCAGTAGTAGTTTTGGTCATCTTATCTGAAGCTTGCAAAGGCTTCTTTTTGCTGAGAGTCTTATAGGTAGAAGGATAGACGATGCGATCTCCTATGCCATATTGATTGTAATCACCTTTGACTTTGTTAAATAAAGTATCTGCACTCCTTGCATCAATTCGTATTGAATCGTCAGCTCTAAGAAAATTGAACTTGACCTTATCCATTGGAATGGTTTATTACATTGCTCAAAATAAGCAATATAAATTTCACAAACATGCAGCAAAAGCATTTGCAAGATTTATCAGTTTGCCATCAGGAATTTCAGGACAGATAGTAGTGAGAATAGAATACATATCATCATAGGTAATACTCAATGGATATGCGATAGGACGCATTGACAAGACACTGATGATTCTATTTGCATATGCAGGTGTAAGATCAAAGATCTCAGTGACAATCAATCCAAGCTTACGATTACGCTCAGCTATAGCACTCACAAGCTTCTCATGTTCGGATTCTCTGTTGTCATAACTGCTATTTGAGCAATCACAGACATGCGAATCAAATATAAGGTCTTGTTCAGGTGTTGCTGGAGAAGGAGTCGGAGCACTTTCTTTCTTAGTACCCTTCTCAACAGCATTCAATAGATCAGCAAGTGTGCGAAGTGGCGACTCTGATTTAGATATATTAACTCTTTGAAGAAGGATCTGAATCGCTTTGAGTGCTGGGTCTTCCATTCTTTTATCATTTCAGATAAAAGAAGTTTTATAGTTCAATTGAATGGAAGTATCGCAGCAAATCGTGTTTCATCATAATGTAAGACCATGATCTTTTCATCATCGAACTGTCTGGTTGAAGGTTCTACCTGATGAACACCTTCTAGATCTGCATTTGGAGGTGTAAAATAACCTCCATTGATACGTGTCATTCTCCAAAACTTTGCAACAGTAACAGCACTCAACATGTTGCCTTTGTCTACATTTTGTATAATATAGAGTCTCTTTCTGTTATGAAGATAGAAGTATGGTGAATGCATCAATGAATATTTCATAGCTAAAGTTTCAACTAATAGAGGATTGTTTTCCAATGCCATTATCTTCTCCAATTCGAATCTTTCATAAGACATAAACACCATTTGATATGGTGTGTGACGAACATAATCTTCAGGACAAGCAAACACAGTCGATAAGAACGGAGGAAACTGATCAACTCTAATACTTGTACCTTCATTACCTCTAATACTAGTTAATTCAGTCTGCTCTGACCTGATCTCTTGAAATCTTCCAAGTCTCTTCAATATGTTCAGTCGTGTTCGTTCCGAATCAGCTGCAATTTTTCCATTGTGAAATAGTTTTGGAAACACATCCTGGAAATACTGGTATAACTCATCAAAATCGACGTCTGGAACAAATCCGTCACATCCAGAAACATCCATTAGTTGATTCGGATTCAAAATCATATAGTTCGTGACAAAGTCTAAAGGTGTCATGTTAGATTTGACATACAGACGTTTGATAATCTGAATATACATCATAGATACCTTTTGCAATCGCGTTAACTTCTCTGTTTCAGTTTCGGCTTTTGCACTGTTCACATGATATGGAATATCAAACTTAACTGGCTTATGTGTTTCGACGTTCCACTTTATACCTTGGAATGGCATATACATTTCGATGTCGTTAATACGAAACCATATTCCAGCCAACTTTTCGTTTTCTGGTGTATACATGATATGAGTCACTTGTTCTCCGTTAGTAGCTGTGATATTCGACAATAGAGTGAAGTCTGCCATACTTGCAGAAGCACTTGGTTCTATCAAAAGAAGATTCAAAGGTTCCAGAGGTTCCGTTATAATACTAAATCTGATTGCGGACATTCTTGGTCTAGCACGACTGAATGTGATGCTTCTAACTTTACCTCGATCATCAAAGCTCTGACCTATGGGTTTCAGACTATTTGTACCTTGAAGTATGATTTTAGGAAAGGACAAGAGTCTAGTTGCTGAAGTGTTGACGGTGTATTCTGCTCTTATGACACCTTCACGCATGATATTCATGGGTTTGAGGTAAATGGTTTGTGTCATATTGGTAATAACACGTGTTAGCTTCTCTGTAACAGCAACTCCAAAAACATAACCCATACGATTTGCGACACGACCATAGACAAGCTCACATTGCAATACACCTTCAACTTCATCAACAAATTTGAAGATGATGATGCATTGAGTATCCTCCCTTTTCATCCTGATATATGGTGATATATGATTTGGAGGTTCAACTTGGAACTTCTTCTTACTATCAATAGTAATTGTGAAAATGTTAACTTGGAAGAACTCTTCGAGAAGACGATAATGGAACTTAGGATCGAGTACGACATCAGTATTCTCAATATCAGCTTGAATCTCTTCGATCGTCTTATATGGATTTTCTTGTTTGCAAATGTGAGCAAGACTACCAAATGTTTCTCTACGTTGCTTTTGAATGAAGGCTTCGGCATCCTCAGGTGAAAGCTTTGTGAATTTAGATTCTGGATCGTTTCCATCTGTCTGTATATCAAAAGCATGCATGACACAATGCAGAAATGATGATGTAGATTGTTCAACTCCAAGCATTCCTACACTTTCGAATCCTAAGAAGTCAGCCATATCAGTTTCGCCGTTCCTTGTCTGACCCAGACGCAACATCTTATTGATGATATTGACACTCTCAGTTGTTCGAGGTCTCGTTCGAGGTGTAATTGTGATAGTCCAATCATGTTGATTGACTGTGACGTTTGATGGATCTTGTTGACACTTGGGCATAAGAGGATATAGAAGCTTGTTCGGTCCTTTGTTAGGGACAAAGTTAATGTAAGGCTTATCGATAGTAGATGTGGTATAGAAATGTTGAATAGGATCCTCTTCTCTTTCAACATCAATATCACGATACACGTATACTTGTTGATCATCTGGAATACCTTCAATGTAACTAGGCCATAGAAAGACTGTTCTTCCTTCAGCTTTGTACATATCAACTTGATCTTCTGTGATAGGCATCACTTGTAATGCTCGATTCGAAGTGATGCTTCTAGCATAACGTGATTTTGCCCAGATCTCTGGATTGACTTGACTCAACTTCTTTGCAACTGTAGCATTTTCATCGAAAAGAACTGCATTCTCTTGAGATTCTAACAATGGTAGAAGTTTTTCGCGATTATCATTGAACATAGCATACTCTTTAAACAGCTCATCATAACTATCTGCATATCTTCGAAATAGACTAAGAACAACGAATCGAGCAATCTCTGCTTGTTCCACGTTTTGTGATGCTACAGTGACTGTCATTGTCTTATCACCCTTAATGATTGCCTTCAATCTTCCATGCATACGAAATATTTCGGAACTTGATATGATGGTACGAGTTGACATTTGAATGAATATTTGACCAAACATGTGCATTTGGAACTTCAACTGTTTCTTCTGAGTCCAAGGTTTGTCTACCTCAGAAAATCGCAATAAGACAGATATAGCAGCATTACTCGCGATCAAGTGCATTAAAAGATCATTATCTGCTTGGAATCCTCCAATAACGAATGATTGCCGCACGTTAATCAAAAAGTTATCCGAATTTTCAGTTTCAATGAGCTTAAATTTTGTCATGTGACTGTTGATATTCTCTTCGATGAGATCGAAGTTATTGAGTGTTGTAGTGAAGACAAACCTATTGAATCCAACTGATCCTTTCCTAAAGGAATACAAGATTCGAATATAAGTACCTTCTTCGACTTCTTCATCATCGGATTCAGCTAAAATATACATAACGAGTGTCATGGGATCCTTGTCATCAATGAACTTCTTTCCTTTTTGATTCTTCTGTTTCTGACCTCTTACGGCACGACTTGCATCTTGTTTATACTGCTGTTCGGCTACGAGGAGATCTTCTGGTGTTCGTGCGTGACATTTGATTCTACGACGAAGAGGTTCGACTGTAAGACCATTTCGAGTCTTCTTTTCGTTCATGTTCAGAATGCACAATGGTAATCTCTCGTCGACCTTAATGTTATCGAATATGTATTCTTCGATTGAAGCTATATATTCTACAGGTGAAGGTGGAATAACATCAACATATGTAATGGGAACGGAATATGTTGTGGAATTTCTTTCCCAATCGAATGCTGGAATCTGACCTATATTAGCAAATGCATGAATAGCAGCATTGAATGCTGTGATAGTGTTCAATTGAGATTGCAATCCGTTACTTAAATCTATATCCAAGCTAAGTGAAGAATCAATGAAATCTTTCAATGTGAAATGAATATGACTGGTGGTTTCTTCTGCAATAACTGGAGCAATTTCTTCGTCAAAGATAGCTTTCACAGTCTTATATTTCTGGAATGTTGGGTCATTAGAATTCAGAGCTTCTTCGATACGATTTCGAATGATGGTGCGACCTTTTGATTGATCGAATAACCAAACCTTAGCGAAATCAAGAATGTTGAGAGGTTCATTGTCGGTGATCTTAATATAGCCAAAGTTCTTGACAATATTCCAAAATGTTCCGAACTTAACTATTAGATTATCTCCTGAAACACCTGCTCTCCTTTGTTGTTCTTTGGCAATCGGAATGACTTCGAGACGCAATCTTCGTATTAATTCAGGTAGATATGCTTGATAATACTCTATATACAAACGATCGTCTGCAGGAGTTAATACAGTACTAATATAAGTATATTCAGCAACTTTACCCCTCTCATAATCTTCTGGATTGTTGCCAGCCCATACGTCATCTACAAGTAATGATTGTAGTAAGTTCCTACGAGATCGAATCTTTTCGATTACGGGATTCTCCGCTTGTGGAATCTCCGGCAGTTCTTCCATTTAAATTTAAAAATAATTTGATAAAAATTCTTGATTCAATTTAATATTAAAAAGTAATATGGAAAACATATGAGTTTTGAAAATAGGTTTAAAAGGATTAGAAATGGAAGGTGCCATTAGTGCTATTATTAGCACTGCGAGATCTTTCAAGGACGGTATCCTTCTTCCTTTGTCCAAAGAAGGTGTATTATCTGAAGACTTCCTAAAGATGGCAATTGAAGAGTATATCAGAGAATTGAAGGATCGCGAGACAAGAATCGTATTTCAAGATATCACACGTGATGGACCTCTATCACCCCTACATCCATTCTACATGGCTTCCTTTACCATTGATGGCAAGGAATATAAGTCTGTTGAACACTATTATCAAGCAGCATCATTCTTCAACATCAATGAAGGATTCGCAGCACAAATCATGGATGCTCCAAGTGCAGAAGTAGCTCATAGAAGAAGTATCAATGCTGTTCAAGCACATCAACAGAGGAGGCCAGATTGGGACGGTATAAAGTGCCTAGAGTTAGAGAAAGCATATAGAGCTCTATTTGCACAACATCCGAATGTTTTTCAAGTGTTGAAGAGCACTGATGATGCTAGACTTAGATATTCACATCAGACTGACACTTTTCTAGGATGGCAGAGTGAGAATAGTGGTCAAAACGTCTTGGGAGAACTATTGACAAAACTGAAGCAAACAAAGAACAAATGAGAACATGATATCATATCGCTTGACATATGTGTGTCAAGCGAATTTTAAATGAAAAACAAGGTCCACATAAAATGGCGAATGCTGAAAATTATATCAATACGGCAACATTCCGAGGCATAACAGTACATTCATTTGGTCAAGTGCGAGATGTAGTTAATGCTGCAAACCTAGGTCAAATTGAAACACTCGCAGATCTTCAAGAACTTCTACGTAGAAACAATATATTTGAAACAATGAATGGTGGTAGACGCTTATTCAAACAAGATATACTTAAGACCATGCTCACTAGTGCAGGTGTAAGCGGAGTTAACTCCCTTCGATGGGACGTCAGAGGTGCTGAAACAAGAACCGGAGCAAGACCTTCCTTAGGTTCAGTTGCATCGTTAGCAGTCATGAGAACTCGAATTCTCCAAGGAGGAGCAAATGCTGTACTAGCTCCTCGTCGCGGAGCTCCTAGTAGACCTCCAGCTCAAGCACCTCAAGTGAGAGCGCCATCACCTGTTCGAGCTGTAACTGGCATTGGAGTTTTCGAACCAGATAGATGTGTTCGAGGATTGCAGAATCAGTATAGTTTGCAAGAACTACGAGCATTAGCAGATAGATATCTCATTCCTATTAATCATGACGAAACACAACAATCCTTATGCAAGAAGTTATCTGAACATTGGACGAAATGGATGGCAGGAAGACTTCTTGATATGTTTAGACAGAGACCTTGCCTTAACATGGAAAGGGATCAACTTATCAATACTGCAACAAACTATGGCATTCCTAATCCTAACAGTATGAACAATCGAGAGTTGTGTACTGCTCTTATCAGAAAGCTTCTAACGATGATCATATCTTTCAGACTTGTAGAATTCGGAGTTCCAAGTTACAATATGCCTGATGATTATAGCATTGATAGACTCCTCGAACCTGGTTTTGATATTGCTGCATTATCTGTTTATGTTCGAAACATTTGGCTAGCAGTCATGTCTTTTGTGAATCCGATCTTACCAAAATATATCATTGATTATAACAATACACAGAGGGAAGCTATGAGAGCTGATTTTCTTCAAGCAATGCAAGCATTGGGCTTAGCTGGAGAAGCCGCTGCTCGAATTGAAGAACCTCAAATGCGTGAAGTGGTTGCTCGAGTTGCAGCTGAGGTGGAAGCGAGACAACCTCGTGCCCCCATATTGAGAGAGCCATACAATAACCCTTTAAGTGAGAGAATCATGGGTTATCTTAGTGAGCAGAACGCAGATATGCCAGCTCATGAAGTATTGGTAATCTTTGTACCAACTAATGAAGGATATCAAACACTTCTAGATACTTTGAATATTCAAAATTTAGACGAGATACCTGCAGATCTACTCAAAGAATTAGCAGAACTTCATATGACTTGGGCTATAGGAGATCGCGAATATGCTAACGGTCCAATGAATCGTCAAGAACATGTTGCGCGTTTTGATGTCGTTGAAGAATCTGGTGCCGTTCAGACGATTGATGGTATTGGTGCTCATGAATGGGAAGGAGATGGCGAAAGACTATCTTATTATATTGATGGAGTACTTACAACTGAAGATCTATTAGCACGTATTCGTGCTGCTCTTGGACAAAGACAACCTAGCCGTAGAAATGTATTTGTACCTGAATTACGCGAACCATTTAACAATCCATTGAGCGAAAGAATATTGGCTGAAATGACTGAAGCAGAAGTTCCTGAACGCGAAGCAATCTTTTTGCCAACAAACGAAGCTTATGCGACACTTCTTGAAGCCTTCAATATTGCGGGATTAAATGAGATCCCAGATGAAGATCTTCACAATTTAGTATATCTTCATGCTGCTTATGCAATTGATAGACTTGGCCAGACTTACACTAGTGGTAATGACGAATTGCAAATAGCTTTCAGAGTTCAATTTGTTGATCCTCTTGATCCCGATCGAAATGAGATTACCTCGATTGATGATATAGATGTTCATTTATTGGGGACAGATGAACACGGACGTACATTTTATTATATTGATGGGGTACTTGCAACTGCTGACTTAGTGAATGGCATTCGCGAATCTCTTGGACAAGAAGAACCTGCTGAGGAGCCTGAGGAAATACCCGAACCAGTGATTGTGCCTGCACCTGTAGGAAGTAGGCCTCCTCAACAAGTTCATGTTGGCCTTAACCTTGAACGAGCTATAAGAGCTGAGGCTAGACGTCAAGTAGAAGTAGTTCATGATCCTGACCATCTATTCTATCATGCATTTATTCCGAGTGATGTAGCCATGAATCTCATATTTGAAACATTTGGTGTGAATAGTTTGGAAGAACTCTTTCGAGGAGGGGCAAACGATGCAAATTTCAAAGAATTAGTCAGTTTTCATGTTGGATATATTGATCGCAACGAATTTCATTCGGATGAAGGTACTGCTTTTCCAGTTGAAACACAACCCCCGCCACGCGAACATTTCGTAGATAAGGTAGACGGTATCAATGTTTACCAACGTTTCAGTACCATAACTACTGAGCAACATCATGGAACTACGATTCTATATTATTTTGTTGACGGCATTCTCTCAAATGAACAGTTTACAGGAAGATTGTTCGAACTTTCAGGACAGCCTCACGAAGAAGCTCCTCATCAAGGTCCTCCTAATCGTTTGTATGAATTAGCTCCCTACTTAGTTGGACTTATTCCAGACTATATATTTGCTGATCTCCCTCCACGAGTTACTCATATCATATTGCCCAGAGCCGAGTCAATCAGAAAACTTTTGGCAGCATATGCTTTGAACATGCTACCAGAGGAGTTTCTCGAAAATCTATTTGGACGCATTGATATATATGGCGGAAACGTTGGTGTTATTTCTATTTTTATTAACCAAAGTGGTGCAAATTTTCCTTATATTAATGGAGTTGGTCATACTGTTGGAGGCATGAGAGTTTTGGATGATGTTACTGTAAATGTTGGACAGCGCAATGTTCAAGTTCTCACGATTGAAGGTATGTTACTATCTCCTAATGACTTTGTTGAATTATCTCGTCTCGCTTTAGAAGAACCTGCGAGACAACCTGAACCTGCGAGACAACCTTCTCCTGCGAGACAACCTTCTCCTGCGAGACAACCTTCTCCTGCGAGACAACCTTCTCCTGCGAGACAACCTTCTCCTGCGAGACAACCTTCTCCTGCGAGACAACCT